AGTTGAAATTGACCAATTAATTGCTGAATCCGAGAGGCGTAAAGACGAGCTTGAGAAGGAATTTACTAGTCTGAAATCTGAACTTGAAACATTTAATGCTGATATCAGTGAGAATCAAAAGAAAATTAATGAGAGCAACAAAACCATCAAGGCAGTTAGGAGTATTTATAATATCCCGGAAAATGATTTAGATTTTGATAATGATATTTATCAGAAATTGTTGATAAATAAGGCTTCGTTAGAGGCTGAACGTAGTCAATTGATATCTAATAGAAATACTAAATCTACAGAAGTAGAAGAAGCTTATAATAAATTGATAAGCGTTTCTCAATTGGTGCGATAATGGCGCAGTCTACATATTTCGGTTATAATGTTCCATTTTATTCTAAAACATTCGTATTGCCGCCTCAAGCTGATGAACGTTTAATCAAAAATGATATGTTACAATTATTATTAACAAGCCCTGGCGAACGCGTAATGAGGCCAACATATGGTGTGCCAATTAGGCAATGGGCATTCGAACCGTTAGATAATTTGTCAATTAACGATATTGCTTCAGCCATAAAAATGGCTTTCTTTTTATATGAGCAGCGCGTAGAACTCAAATCTGTAACTATAGTTCCTACACCAGACAATCATTTAGCATCAATCATAATACATGCTGCTATTAAGAGCAATCCGAATCAAGTCTTACAGGTAGAAGCTGTATTTAGGAAAGGAAATATAGTAAGTGGTTGAAAAAACTTATTTCAAGCTCCCAAATAGCCCAGAAGAATTTGGAGTTGTATTAGAATCACCAAATTTGAGGCGTATCGATTTCAGCGCATTAGAATATCCTGAGATCAGACGTGCGCTAATAGAATATATCAAGACTTACCATCCAGATCAATTTAATGATTTTGTTGCCAACAATGGCATAATTATGCTCGTAGAGTTAATATCCTACTTAGGATCAGTATTAACCCAGCGCGAAGACATCATTGCGGACGATGGATTTCTGCCAACATCTCAATCAATCACAGCAGTAGATCAACATTTATTTCTTATAAACAACAAAATCCAAAGAGCGACTCCAGCTATTATCGACATGGCAATAACACTGCCATCGGCAGCGCCAACATCAGTCCGCATCCCGGCTGGCACCCATTTTAATTTGGCTGGTGCTGATGGTGCTCCAGTAACATATGAAATTTTTAGAGCACCGAATGATTTTGACAGTGAAATTATTATTTTCCCTGGTGCTCGCGGTGTGGTTGCCTTTGGCATTGAAGGTTCATTTGCTGAACCATTAACTGTTGAATCGGCTGGTGGGTCTAATCAGATTATTGAGATATTAGATGAAGATATTCTTGAAGAACCAATTGTGGTTGAAGTTGTAACTGGCAACGAATCAGTTAGATGGCGTAGAGTTGATACTCGTGAACAAGCTAGTGCTCAAGATGAAATTTATGAAATAAAATTCCATGACGAGGGCATATCAATCGTTTTTGGTGATAATATAGCAGGTAAAGCTCCTATAGCCGGTCAACGATTAACTGTTCTATATAGGCTTGGTGGAGGCAGGCGAGGAAGAATACCGGCTAATGCAATCAATGAAAGCAGACCAATAAGCCCTGATTCTCCGATTTCTGCCCCAGTACAAGTTCTATTCCGTAATCCTGCGCCATCAAATGGCGGTATGGACATTGAATCTATTGCATCTGCTAAAAAGAGGGCACCTAAAGAAAGCGCCATATTACAATCTGCTGTTAGCGGTGAGAATTACTCTGTTAAAGCTAAGACCTTCAACCATCCGATATTTGGTAGTGTGCTTAAAGCCGTTGCAACAGTACGCACTTCATTGAATGCTAATATAGTAGAACTTTATATATTAGCAATTGGCCCTGATGATATCCCGGTATTGCCAAGTAAAGGATTGAAACAAGGCTTGGTGACTTATTTTGCTGATGTAGACGTGCTTACTGATGAAACTAGGGTGCTTGATGGCGCAATTAAGCCGATAAATGTGAATGCAACTGTGATAATAAGTCGCAATTCAGATCCCGCCTTGATCAGAGATGCAGTTGATGTTGCGGTTACTGAATTCTTTGATCAAACCAATTTTGATATGGGTCAAGAATTACACCTCAGCAAGTTATACAAAACTCTAGGTGACATTGAAGGCGTGCAATACGTTAAGATTTATTCGCCCCAAGATGATGTTATCGTTTCTGGTAAGATAGCTACTGAAACTCCGGCTAATCAGATTGGATTCAATGAGCTTATTGTTTTAGGTGAGGTCCAGATCAAGATATACTTTGAGAAAGCTCAGATCTAAAGACCTATTTCATCATGCATTCTAGAGTGTATATCTCTAATTGCGGAAGTTAATAAGCGTGTGACATCATAAAAATGTCCTACTTGAGCTATTATTGTCTCTGGCTGTTTTTTGATAGTGAATATACAAAATGCCAGTTCTATGTCATCATCATCTAGAATAACGTCTAGTTTCTCTTTTATTGATTTCATCTTACTATTTATATTAGTATCTTCTTCCATGTTTCCCCTCGTATTTCATTTTCATGTCTAGAATCAAAATGTCTGAAATACCAGACTCTATGGTATTTACTATCTATGAATGGTTCCAATCTGCCATGAGGAGACATGGTCGTAAAGTTAGCTGGCCTAAATGTAAAGATGTAAAAAAGACGTATCAATATAGAGCTATTCATAAATATACTCAGAAATGCTCTGATGAACTTGAATTAGACAATAAAGTAATCAAAATACTGACATATAATATAGTTGATTATGCTAAAAGGAAGGGTTTGTTGGCTAAGGGCGCACAGATGCTTTGTATGGATCTTGTTGTTGATCTATGTTATCAAAGCATTAAGGATATGATAGAAGATGAGTCGTCTTTAATGTTGGAGATATCTTGTTGTCATAGCTTTATTGCTGATCAAGTAGATAGCAAAGATAATCTCGTTCGCCTGATGGTAGAGCCGATATCGGATGGCGGATATTCTAGGATAGTCTACTGGTATAATCTAGGATATATTACGCCGCTCTATGTTGCTATTAGTAAAAAATGTATCAAAGCACTCTCTAAAATTCCGCAATCGGAAAGACAAGAACTACCCAACGATATTGAATTGTTTAGGATCTGTACTCATACTGTATCTAGTGATACTGTTGAAGGGCTTAAAGAGATTCTGGGTGCGGACCTTAGGGTGCCTCCAACCTGCTTGCGGAGCTAAGTATGCAATTACAACCTGATTTGTTGCCCATTCCATCTAATCAAATAGATGATCTAAGTGAATATGTTTTCATAACAAAATATGCACGATATGATAACAAGAAAAAAAGACGCGAGACATGGAATGAGGCTGTTAACCGCGTGCGCGATATGCATCTCCATAGGTATGCATCAAAAGGTATAAATGATGATATCAATTGGGCATTTGAACAAGTGAGGCAGAAAAGAGTCTTGCCGTCGATGCGATCAATGCAATTTGGTGGACAGGCTATTATTGTTAATGATGCTAGGATGTATAATTGTGCATTTTCACATGTTGATCGTGCAAGATTCTTCAGTGAAGCATTTTGGATGTTATTGTCCGGTTGTGGTATCGGATTTAGTGTGCAGAAGCAACATGTTGCGAAATTGCCTAAGTTAGTAGAATACAAATCGCCTGATGAGAAATCGATAATGACGTATGTGGTAGAGGATACTATCGAAGGATGGGCTGATGCTCTTGATATTCTAACGTCAACGTACTTCTGTGGCAATCCTATCTCTGGTAAAGAGGTGTTTTTTGATTTTTCCAAGATTAGACGTAAAGGATCGTGGTTAAAAACATCTGGTGGACGTGCTCCTGGTGCTACTCCGCTCCGAATTGCTTTGAAGAGGATAAAGAAAGTCCTAAGAGAGGCAGTTGAAGATGGTCAGCGCAGGCTTAGACCTATACAAGTTTACGATATTATTATGATGGCTGCTGATGCTGTTTTGTCTGGTGGCATAAGACGATCAGCTACTATTGCATTGTTTTCATATGAAGACAAGGAGATGATGACTGCTAAGACGTTCTGTCAACGCGGCAAAGTTCTATCTGATAAGCGTAAAGACGACACGTGGCTTACTAATTATGGAGTAGCAGTCAAGTTAAAGAACGATAATAAGAAAGAACCAAAGAATGGCGAGGAAGTCACTATAGCGTGGCATAATATTATGCCATGGCGTGCTAGATCCAACAATAGTGTTGCTTTATTGAGGAATTCATGTACGCTTGAACAATTCTCGGAAATTATAAATTGTACCAGATTATATGGCGAGCCTGCGTTTGTCTTTTTAGACAATCTTGACTATGGATATAATCCTTGTGTTGAGATTGGCTTATATCCGATTTGTGTTGAGACTGGAGAGAGTGGTTGGGCAGTATGCAATCTTACAGAAATAAATGGTGGGCGCATTGAGACCAAAGAAGATTTCAAGGTTGCTGTAAGAGCAGCGACGATCATAGGAACATTACAAGCTGGTTATACTTATTTTCATTATCTTACTGATGCGACCAGAAGAATTGTTCGCAGGGAAAGGCTGCTCGGTGTTTCTGTCACTGGATGGATGGAAAATCCTGATTTCTTGTTGCAGCCGGACGTGCAACAAGAAATGGCTAAATGTGCTGTCAAAATAAATCAGGAATATGCCGATAAGATAGGTATTGAACATGCTGCAAGGGTAACATGTACTAAACCAGCTGGTAATAGTTCCGCTGTTCTTGGAACAGCTTCTGGACATCATGGGCATCAAGCACAATGGTATCTTCGCAGAGTTCAACAAAATATTGTTGAACAACCACTTCAATTTTTCAAATTGTGGAATCCGCAAGCTGTTGAGAAATCTGTATGGGGTGCAACCGATGAGATTATTACATTTTGTGTTGAAGTGCCTGAAACATGCATATTTAAATATGAACTGGGCGCCATAGAATTCTTAGAGAAGATCAAAGGGACTATTATAAATTGGATATGGCCTGGTACGGCTTATCCTAATTCTACCCCTAATCTTAGACACAATGTCAGCAATACTGTTATAGTTGATGATGATGAGTGGAACGATGTTATAAAATATCTCTATAAAAATAAGGAATACTTTTCTGGTGTTAGCTTCTTGGCGAAACAATCTGATAAGGTTTATGATCAAGCTCCGATGGAGCGTATAGAGACAGAGGAAGATATTAAGAAATGGAATAATCTGGTTAGTTCATTTTCTAAAATTCCGTGGGATCAATTTAGCGAGGCTGGAGATTATACTAATTTCAAGGATATTGCGGCTTGTGCTGGTGGGGCCTGCGAGGTTTAACCCTTAGTCTTAGGATTTTTCAACGTGGTGTTCATATAGAATGATGCCATGCCTCTAACGGACGAGCTTTTACTCTTCATTGCTTTCTTTGCGCATGCTTTACATGGACCCTTGAATCCTTGTTTTTTACACCAAGTAGTAAAACGTCCTTTTTTGAGTTTCTTTGGCCAACTTTTCTTTTTCGCTTCTGTCAGCAATTTATTACCGCTTAATATTGGTTTATGCGGTTCAATAAACTCATCTTCTTGTTTATTGAACATATTAGGATTATCAGTAATCATTGCGGCAATGATGTTGGGAGCGTTTTTTCTTATCTCATCTGTACTAGGCATAATTATATTCTAGATTATTTTTGTATTTAAAAATTAAACCATGTTAGTTATTATACAAAACAATCAATCGGTAAAAATCGATCAAATAATTCCTCAGTTCGAATCATTATTGATTGATTATTTTTCTGTTAAGGACCCTAAAGCGAGATATATTAATGATACTACTCAACAGAGTTGGGATGGTTGGTATAGAAAATATAATCCTCGCATGCAGACACTAGCAAGACCATTTCTACAAAAATTACAAGAATTTTGTAATAAGTATAATATTCCATTGTCGATTAAAGATGATAGGCCATATGAGAAATATCCAATTGATGGTTCGGATATAAAAGATGATATGTTGCATGGAATAACATTAGAACCGCATCAAATGCGTGTTCTAAAGACTATATGTGACGGTAAACATGAATGTGGTTTAATATCAGTAGTGACAGGCGGTGGAAAAACGGAGTTGATGGCTGCTATTACTAAATTGATGAATCTGCCAACTGTAATCATAGCTGATCAGAGAATAGTTATTGAACAAATTAAAGAACGCCTAGAATTGCGCGATATTACTGATTCTGCTGGCAAAGACAGCATAGGATTATTTTATGGCGGAGAAACACCGGACGGCCAGACTGTGGTAGTTGGATCCATCCAATCGCTCACATCTCCACCCGCAAGCCTTAGGAAAAAGAAGCCTAAGCAATATAGGAAAAGAAAGGAAAACGCTAAGCTATTCCAAGATATTGTAGGACATGCTAAGTTGTTGCTTGCCGATGAATGCGATAAGGCGACAGATAATAGATATAGGAAGTTGTTCAAGAATTATTATAATGGAAGATATAAATTTGGATTTAGCGGGACATGTTTCGACCCAAAGAAGCCTGTGGAAGCCCTTAAATTAAGAGAGTATCTTGGATCTGTTATTGTTGAGGTAAGTCGTAGGGAGCTTGAAGATATTGGTCGTATTGTGCCAATTAGGGCTCTGATGATTAGTGTAGGTGATCCAGCTGATCGGTATGATATGACAGCATATGATATTGCTCAGAGAGAATTAGTCATTGATAGTCCTGAATATTATGATAGAATTAAAAAAATAGTGTCAGCATATCGAGATGAGAAAACTATGATATTAGTTGATACTCATAATATAGAAGATCTCGGTAAGGCATTGGAACGCGAAATAGAAGGATCAATTTTCATATTTGGTAAATCCTCTAAAAAGGCGAGAAATGAAGCTATTCGTACTTTTCAGGATGGCAAATTGACGTGTCTAATAGGTAGCAAAATTCTAAAGCGTGGTCTAGATATCAAGGGCGGCTTAGATAATTTGATAATATGTGGTGGTGGGAAATTATCGTCTGATTTTGATCAGAAAATAGGAAGAGCAGTCAGGCAGAATGATAGAGGTTGGGCTAGATTAATATGCTTCTTCCATCTTGACAATCATTATTTGTATAAACATAGCAAAGAACAATTGAAGACTATTTTATCTCTTGGATATAAATGTCATATTTCTTTTGGGAAATATATCATGGATGGGGAAGAATTGGTTAGGCGAAATTTTAGGCTACCAAAAGGATTTAAATAGTCGTCTCTCTCCTAAATATAAGTATATATTCCTAAAAGGAATATAATGGAGAGAGACATTAAAATAGAACAAATCACATTTACACGTCCTAATCGTCCACGTAATCCAAACTTGCCTAAGAATTATTATTTTGATAATGGTTATGTTGAAACCCTATTGACTAAATACGTCTGGGGCGGTTGTACCGATATCCAACTGCGCGACAGTATAATGGAAAATGCGTCGGAATTGATACGCCAGATAATTAGAACTCACAAATTACATTTATTGACAAACGGTAAGGAAGGAACATCATTTGGTGATCTTTATCAACTGGCATGGGTACAGATCGAGAGTTCGCTTTACAAATTTGATAGCCGTCCTGGACATACTAAAGTCTTTAATATGTGGAGTCAGGTGGCAAAGACTGTTATGTTGGCTCATATCAAAAAAGAATCTAGAGACAAACGCAATTATGGGGCTTATAAGGAACATCTAGATTCACGCGGCGAACCAACCAATTATAGATTCGATAGATTCCTACAAGAGGCTCGCGAAATATGTAAATTTGACAATGCCAGTCTAAAGATTATAGAAGCGATAGAATCATTGGTTAAGACGGATCCAAAGCCATATGATGGTTTAATAGATAAATTATCAAGACATTCTAGTTTGCCTAGATCTCGGATCTCCAACTTCCTCAGAAATATCCGTCTTCGTAGTTTCGAATTTACAGATTCGCCTGTTAATAATAAACCTGCTCAGGCTGAAAATAAATATAGGATAAGTCATAGTAGTTATGAACCAGATGACGACTGAGCATCCTAATCTCGAGCCTGGTGAAGAACCTGAAGATTTTGAGAAGATAGTTAAGACTACTAGCGGACATTTGGCTATATGTGATGCTGGAATACTTAGAAATTTAGATAATCCTGCTGTTGCCGATGCTGTGGTCTTTTCTACTAAACAGACTGTTGGGGAGGAGCAAGCTTTTAAAGTTACTGGATCTTATGATGATTCTATTTTGAGGGAATTAATAATGATTCCTGCAACTATAGAGGACACTAGTAAACACGAGGAAAACAAAGTTTTTAAAGCTAAAGTAGATCAATCTAAAGAGAAGATGGAAAGCATCCAAATAATGGGAAAGGGCGGCGATCCTGTTCAGAGACAATTAACGCAGGTAGAAAGGCCTTTGACTATGAGTAGACAAAAACGTAATCGTCAGCGCAAAAAGACTAAGCGCCGGCCTGTACAACCTGAAAGAAAAATGGCTGGTAGGATTGGACAAAGTACATCTGTTAAAAGCAGAGAACCAAAACCGGAAAAAGAAAAACCAAAGAGCGAATGTTATCAATTCTTGAAACATATTCGTAACAATACTATAACTGAAGAATTCTTGGACAATATGAAGCATGATTACGAGATTCTAATCAGTTTGCGACAATTGCGACAAATGGCTATGGAAGGCAGGGAAGTATCCAATTTCGATTTAATTTATTGCGCTTGTAATATTCTTGATAAACACCTAACTAGCAAAATAGAAGATAAGACTCATCTTATTGAAAATCTGCTTAGGGATGGGCTTCCTCTTGTCTGAACATGACGATGAATTGAAAAATATTATAGATAAATTAAGCGATGTTGGCGAAATCCCAAAACCTAATTTCAAACAGGCAAACAAGAAAAAGAATTCTGATGGAACTATAAGTATACCACAGTCAGAATTAGCCACTAGCGTTGAAGCAATTCCAACGCAAAAAATTCCGTCACATGAGTCTGTTGATGTTGATGTTGATGTTGATGTTGATGTTGATGTTGATGATATTGGCAACGAATTAATATCCCAATTTAAGGGAGCTATAAGCCGTATAAATGATATTACTGAAGAAATTATGTGCAATTATAGAACTGATAGAATTCAAGCTCAAAGCGCAATAAAACATTTTTTCGACATAATTGGTAATGGTGGTAAGATTCCGCGTGTTTACGTTGAAAAACTTCCTGATGTGATCAGAGCTAAGAATGAAATTGCGTTAACACCAATAAAATTGCTTGATTCTATAACCAGATTTATGGCTGCTTCTAAGAATAATAGCATTATGATAAATAATCTAAATCAAAATGCTGGACCAGATCTTAGTGATCTTACTTTATTGTTGGACGCTGCTGAGTCTATGGAAGATGCACCAGAATAATTTTTTTGGTAAACATAAATTATGCCTAACAAAAATGCGCTTCTTCGATTAATCAAGCGTTGCCAGGGAGATCCCGCATTTTTTGTCAATAATTTCTGCAAGGTTAAACATCCAAAAAAAGGGATTATTCCATTTAATCTATTCAGTTATCAACAAAAATCGCTGACTGAATTTAGGAATCATAGATTTAACATTTTCAAAAAGTGCAGACAGTGTTTTATAGAAGGTACCACAGTGTGGACTCCAATTGGTCCTAGATCTATAGAAAGTTTACAACCTGGCGATAAGATATATTCAATTGATAACAATAAAATGGTTGTAATATCGACTGTAGAGCGCGTTTTTAATAATGGTGTCTCTAATGATTGTTGTGAAGTGAGATCAAAAACTGGTCATAGATCAATTTGTACTTTAAGCCATAGATTTTTGACCAATAGGGGCTATATAGATGCTGGCGACATTACTTGTAATGATAATCTAATTGAAATATATGAACCCATGAGATATGGTGTTAAACCTGATCATCCATCGGATCCGATCTTGCTTGGATATCTCTTGACGGATGGTGGATGTAATCAGAATAACCTTTATTTTGCTAATTCTAGATGGAAATATTTACTTGAATTTCAGAAACATTATGAATTAAGATTCGGTAAGAGATTGCGGATAAAAAAGGTTAAGAGTGGTTTCAAGCCTGATTCTAACAAAAATTATCGGATTTCTTCATCATTTGTAGATTCCCAGAACTGGCTTGAGAAATATGGATTGCGTGGAGCAACCGGCACCGATAAAAAAATTCCAGATGAAGTTTTCAAATGGGATAATCGATCGATAGCATTATTGCTGAATAGAATATTTGCAGGAGATGGTTGGTATAGTGGTGACCATTGCAATGAAGTCGGAATAGGACAACAATCAGAATTTGTTTTACATCAAATAAAACAGTTGTTGTCCAGATTCCAAATTTCTTGTAAGATATATAAATCTTCAACAAATTCAATAGCAAAATTGCGGATATATGGGAGCAACGATTTTGAAAAATTCGTAAAAAATATCGACATTTTTGGAAAAAAACCTAGGAAAGAATTAACAAAAGGTTTTTTCTTCAATAGAGCGAAAGGTGAAATAAAATCAATCAAATTAATCGAAGATGAATATCAAGTTTTTGATTTATCGGTTCCGCCATACAACAATTATATAGTTGACGGGGCTGTAGTACACAATTGTGGTGCGAGCACATTGACTGGAGTTTATGCTTTATGGTATAGCATGTTCTTCTCTCAAAAGAGTATACTCATAGTGTCCAAACGCGATGATGATGCAATGGAATTCCTTAGCAGAAATGTAAAATTCATATATGATCATTTACCTGAATGGATGAAAGAGCTTTGGCGAGTAGAGAAACGGAATGAACATGAATTATTGTTTATTAATGGATCGGGGATTAAAAGTCTGACATCCAGCCCTGATACTCTAAGATCCAACTCTGGCTCATTAATAATTATCGATGAGTCTGCATTTATGCAGCACATGGATGCAATGTGGGCAGGCGGATGGTCTGTTATACAAACTGGTGGTAGCGTTGTCGTGATATCAACTACCAATGGCATAGGTAATTGGTATTGGAGAACGTGGTCTGACGCTATTAATGGTGATAATGATTTTAACCCCATCGATATTAATTGGTGGGATATGGATTGGACTATAGAATTTGTTGATGAACTGAGTAACAATACTACTAGAATTTCACCATTGGATAATATTAAAGATTGTAGAACAGAAAAAGAAAAAGAAAAATATGGACCATATTGGAGTCCGTGGTTAGAAGATCAATATCGCCAACTTACGACTAAAGGATCTGATAAAAAGTTTAGACAGGAAATATTAGCTGAATTTCTTGGTACTGGCAATACTGTGCTTGGACGTACTGCTCTATTGGCTATAGGCGAAACGATTAGGGAGACTGAGCAGGCTGTAAAAGAAAAGAAATTAATTCCTAAAGTAGTTGGAATTACCGATTATGTTAATCCTTCTACTATGGAGCGTGAATTGTTGGATTTCCGGGAACAATTAATAATATGGAAACCTCCATTTACCGATAAATCGGTACGTCGTGTTGCTAAGACTACTAATCCAGAAGATATATTAATTAGTGATAGAAGACCGCACATGTACGTTATAGGAGCTGATCCATCTTCTGGCGAGGCTAGTGATTATTGTGCTGTTCAGGTGCTTGATGTTGATGCTCATGAACAAGTAGCTGAATTAAGGATCAAGGCACTGCCAGAAATTTTTGCAAAGATGATCGATTTTATTGGTAGATGGTATAATCGAGCATTTGTAGTGTGTGAGCGTACCGGAATAGGGCAATCAGTATGCCAAGAATTAGATCACAAATTAGCATATCCCAATTTATATCGTCATAAGAGGGTGACGGCTGCTCTAAAAATTAAATATAACCAGATAGGTTATCCAACTTCTCATCAGAGCAAGAATATTTTGATCAAGCATTTGCAAGATGAACTTGGAGAGGATGGTTATCATATTAAATCATCAAGGTTATATCATGAGTTATGTATTTTCGTGCATCTTGGGAAGAGCAGATATGGCAATGAGGATGGAGTTGGTAATTCTGATGACCTTGTATTAGCTATTGCATTAGCATTGGTTGGGATAGAAGATGCTATTTATCGTGGAAATTCAAATCTTATACCTGTACATAGTATGGAGGTTAGTCCAGAACTGTTGGACCAAGCCGCTATAAGGGATAAAATAGAAAAAATGGCTGTAATAGGTGGACGCAATGTGTTAGCACCGTTCAATGTCTCTTCTGAAGTTTATAGCGGGAAACCAAGCAAGGAAGCTGAGCTAGCTAAATTTACAACCCAACTTGGTGGTATCCCCATCACTAAAGATAAAATACCAAGGGCCGCTACGCAAGATATAGTTTCGTTTAAGAAACATATTCTAAGGTACTTTAGGAATTAGCATATGAGTTGGCAATTATTTGACAGAATCGCGGCTTTTACCAAGCAAATTAATTTATATCGGTTAGACAGTCTTTATACTGATCAGCCTGATCTCAATAGATTAACAGCTGGCGGTGAATTTTTAAATTTTGGTCATCAGAGTGCTCTACTAGAACAGACCAATTTACAGATTAATCGTCTAGAACGATATAAAGATTTTGATCAGATGGATGAGATTGGGGCTATATCCTTAGCTCTTGACTTATATGCCGATGAGACCAGCTTAATTGATTCAGAATTGAAACATGCTATTACATTCAGAGCTAAAAGCAAGAGGGTTAAGAAAGAACTCGAAAGCCTATTCTATGATACCTTATTGATCGACAATACATTACGACCTATGGTGCGCTATATGTGCAAATATGGTGATTTTGCTGCAGAAATTATTCCTACTAAGAATCGTACTGGTGTCGCCAATATCAAATTCATGAACGTATACAACTTTACCAGAGTTGAGACGAGATATGGTGACCTAGTCGGTTTCTTCTTTCAAGATCAACTGATTACTAATCCGGTATTCTTGCATCCGTGGCAGGTGATGCATCTCCGCCTAACTTCGTATGAGAACATTTATCATCCATATGGCAGATCAATATTAGATGGAGCTAGAAAACATTTCAAACAATTACGTCTGATGGAAGATGCAGCTCTGATATATCGTATTACTAGGGCTCCAGAAAAGCGCGTCTTTACTATTCCAGTTGGCAATATTCCGACGCCGGAAGTGCCTCAATATATTGAAATGATTGCCCGTCAATTTAAGAAGAAGAAATTCTTTGATCCTGCTACTGGTGATGTCAATGAGAGATGGCATCCATTAATCCAGGAGGATGATTTCTGGCTTCCGTCGAGACCTAATGGCGAAGGACCGCAGATCACTACTTTGCCTGGTGCTGAGAATCTAGATGATATTAAGGATATTGAATATTTTAAGAAGAATATGGTATCTGGTTTGAAGATACCATTCAGTAGAGTGGGATTGGGCGAAGCTGAATCTGCCGATGAACGTTCTTTATCTCAGGTGTCGCCAGAATTTGCTAAAGCTGTACAATATATTCAGCGGGAAGTAGCAATTGGATTGAAGAAAATTGCTATAATCCATCTTGCTCTTGCTGGATTTACTGAAGAGGATTTGCGCAATTTCGATGTTATAATGACTGCTTCGTCATCTATCGATGAATTATATAGGATTGAGACTTGGCAATCTAGAGCAAATGTTATCGAAGCTCTTAAGGGCACTGATATGTTCCCAAAACGTTGGATTTTGCGCAGATTCACCGATATGACGGATGATGAGATAGAGGAAATGGAAGAGGAGATGGAGAAGTCTAAAGAGGCAATACCCGAGCTAGGAATGCCTGGGATGGGCGGAATGCCTGGGATGGGCGGAATGCCCGAGATGGGCGGGCCTGGCGAGTTGCCTCCACTTGGTGAAGCGCCCCCAGGCGAACCATCTCCAATTGGCGAGATGCCCCCATTGCCTGGCGGCGAGATGCCAGATCTAGGTGGTGTGCCTACCCCTGGTGGACCAGCCCTTGAAGGATATAATTTTGAACTAGAATCTGAATTATTAACTGAGGCACGAAAAGTAGATTCTAGTATTCTTGAGACATTAAACGAACCATATCAAAAATATAATATTGAGCGTAGCATAGATACGAAGATGCGTAGTGGGTTTGATTATATTATGAATCACAATGAGCTTGATGGTTTGTCTGGTGATCCCAGCGATGAGGATCTTGGTCAACTGTTAGTCGATTGTATATTGGATCCAACTGAACGTGGGGATGCTATTGATAGTACAAGAACTTTATTGGTCGAGGGGGCTAATGAGATCTTGGAAGAAGATTTAGAGGAGATTACAGTGAGTGACTTGCCATCAAGGATGGTGTTATTAAACTGAAATTTCTTGACAAAAATAACATAATTGAGGAGTCATCGCATGGGCACTGCTCAGAGTAAACCAACAGTTATTATGGACGCGCGCAAATTTGTCCGTTATATCAATAATGGAGCCGCATCCAAATTACGATTCTTTGAAGAGGCGGTCGAACGTATGGGCGCGCAAGTTGGCAAAAACTTACGTCTTGCTTCTTTAGATGCTACAAGCATCATGTTTGAAGATGTCGACAAAAACACCTATTATCTTGCTGATGTGAAGAAGGCTAATAGAGGTAGAGTTGATGTTGATAATATTCGTCAAATTCAGATAATCGAGGAAGAGAAATCAAATCAATTCAACAAGAATTGTCGAGATCTCGTGGAAGCTATCTGTGGTGGCAATCTGAAACAAGCCGATCGCGTATTTACTAAAATAGAAGGCCAGAGATACCAATCCAAAGTAATACCGGAAAGTGGATGGATTACACTTAAAGATGGTATAGCTCGACGTGTCAGAGCTTCTAATAGAATTGTTTCTGATAATCATATCGACAATATAGTTAAACTGTTTACTGAATCAGTACGCGATAATGTTGAAATGGATCGCGGCAGAATTGTTCGTGGAACATTATCCGACGGTACTCAGAAATTTATAATACCAATCAATGAATATACTAGACGTCGTCTGGTGGCACACAAGATGAGATCTATTGCTGAACAAGCTTATAAATCAGATGCATTCAAAAAATTTGTATTAAGAATCGGCTCTTTGATGTGCGAGGGAAATGTCAAAGAATCTTGTAATACTGCAGCAAAATTCTTGCGCGAAGAGCAAGAATTCTGCCTGTTAACCAGAAATGGCATGCGCTATTTGGTTGAGAATACATTAGCTTCACAAGGGGAATTCAATTCATTCTTGTCGAAAGATATTACAAATGTAATATTTAGGACTAATCTCGCTGTCAATCGTCATGCTATCGTAGAATCTTGGACTAAGGCTGCGCAGAAAGCCCAGAACGCTTCTCTTCTCACTAATATCAATATTCTATCAGAATCTAAGAATTTCGAAGATGACCACAATGAGTTCTTAAATATCGTCTTCAATGAGGAACTAGATATACAACAGGCTAGAGCGAAGGCTTACAGAACATGTCTGAAGGTTATTGCTGGTGTCATTCCTGAGCTTGAAGATGATGATGAGGAAACCACTGCATCAGTTGATGAATTAAATGAACTAATTGAGCGTCTAAGTGGTGCTGAGGCTGATACAGATGCTATTCTTCAGGCTGAAGAATTACTGGCCAATATTAGTGATTCTCTGATCGATAATATTCAGAGCTTGGAAGGATTTGATCGCGAACCTGGTGAGGAAGGTTCGTCTGGTGAAGAGGAGGAAGAAGGTAGCCAATTGTTCCCGATGGTAGAAGTTGGCGAAGAAGAGGAGGAGGAAGAAGGCGGAATGCCGCCAGGTGAGGAAGGCGAGGAAGAAGGCGGAATGCCGCCAATGCCACCTGGTCCAGGCGAGGAACTTCCATTAGCAGCTGATGCCGAACACCCAGGTCGCAGTAAGAAGATTAGCGATATGAATCTAACTGGTCTGCTAGAACATGTTGAAAATTGGCGCTTAAATGGTGAGTTATATCTAAACAAATTTGGGTATGATAAGTGTACTAAGCAACTAAATAATTATGTCAAGCAGTGCATGAAGCTTGGTCCAAGTACTAATATAATTCGTGAACATTTTGAGAATATGCGTCAGCGCATGTTTGATACTAATGGCCATGAATTGCTAGAAGATATGGATAACGATCCGTACCTGAATAGTCTTACTGTGGCTTTAAATGGTCCTAACAAGATCCTACACAGTGATAATAATAACGATCCTGAAAGAGATCCAGACTTTATTGGTAGAAAGGTATCCGAAAGCAAACTTGATCGTGATTATTATCAATCCATTATAGAAGCTGAAAAACCATATGGTTCTGCACGTGTGCCATCAGGAATATCTGATCCTGCAACTGATCCACTTCGCATGGATGATCTACAGGGCAGTGGTATTGCTGGAAAGAGCACACAGAAATCTGATGGTCGTAGTGCTGGAGGCGAGGCAGGTGGATACCAGGCCAAGCAGCGTGGTTCTGGATTAGCCGGTAAAGGAATGAAGCCTGTTGATGGTCGTAAGGGTAATCACTCTACTTCAGGATCTGCCGGTGGATCACTGCGTATGGATGATATGCAAAGTGGTGGTGGAGTACAATCGAAGGGTCTACACTCCTCTGACGGTCGCAAGGGATCAGTTGGTAGTTCTGAGACCTCATCTGAGAGTGCTATCCCAGTAAGTGGTGGCGATCCGGCTACAACTAAGGGCGGATATAGCTCTGTTGGTCTTAGCATGGGTAAGGATTTCCAGGGTACTGGCGGAAAAGGCAGTGTAACTGGAAAATCAATAGCTAATACTGATGGAGTTTCTGGTGATGGTGCTAAGTCAGCAAAGGGTTATGAAGCATCTGGCGGTCCCACAGCAGTATCAATCCGTATGGATGAATTGCATGGTAAAGACGGCATAGCTGATGAGACTCCATCTGGGAATCATCCTGGAGATACTGGTAAAGTAGGAAGTGATGGCGGTACCAAGAAGATCTCTGGTGGCGGCGATATGGGCATCTTACAAGGCAAAGAGGGTGTTGCCGAAGATTTCTCACCTGAGCATATTGCTGAGTTGATTGATCTAATGGAACAAACGCTATGCCCACATGGTAAGGAGGCATGTCCTGAGGATTGCACGTGCGATATGACGTGTTTGTGTAAGCAGGCAATGAATGAGGAGGAAGAAGGTGGTGGGAAGGTACCTCCAGAATTCCTCGAGAATATTATATGCAATGATTGCAATAATAAGAAGAAAGAATGTACTTGTGAGGAACCTGCTAGCGAAGCACAATATAAGGGTCCATCATATAAGAAGATTGGGTACAAGCGTTCATCTATAAATCCAATGGAAGATATGCAACAAGATCCATCTAATTTAGTCGAAACGGATGATGATTTTGGTGCTGGGAGCTTAGGCGATACTGAAGTCTTGTCCGATGAGGATATAGTAGTAATTGCTGGGAAGCCTGATAAAGTTGCTAAAGCTCTAGCAGATATTCTGCCTGGTCTTGGTGGTGGAAAGGTTCCGGAGTTGGAGCCTGGTGATATTACTGGCGAGGAAATGCCCGATATTGGTGAAATGCCTGAATCAGAGCCTGAAGGTCTAGAAGGTCTAGAAGGTCTAGAGGGCGAAGCTGATGAAGAAGCTGATGAAGAAGTTATGGGTGCTGCATTCGAGGAAGGTGAAGCCGAGGAAGAAGAGCTTGAAGACTAATGCTTCATCTTATTAATAGATCAATTGTTTCTAGGACGGGGAACCTTGGTGGTCATACATTATTGCAGGATACATATCCTCTGAAGATTATGCGCTCTGAACGTATTATATCAGAGGATATTCATGGCGATCAAGTATCAGTTCTGCGTATTGGCGGCCAGTTCCAATTATCAGGTAGACCTAATGCCAATGGTAGAATTTATCCTGAAGGTGTGTTGCGACAGGCAGTTGAAGAAATCCAGAAGGATATAAAATCTCGCAGTGTTCTTGGTGAATTTGATCATCCTCCTGATGCTAAGATACATCTTGATCGTGTCTCTCACCTTATTACTAAGCTTTGGATTGATAACAGTGGTGCTGTATTTGGTGAGGCTGAGGTTCTTGATAATACGATTCTCGGCAAACAATTATATGCGTTGTTAGAGCGCAAAATTAGAGTTGGCATCTCTTCTCGTGGTGTTGGTGATATGGAGACCGCGATATACGAGAATGAAGAATATTATAAAGTATTGCCTGGATATACTTTTGTTACTTTCGATATTGTAGCAGAGCCTAGTGTTCACGGTTCTTATATGTCAGTGATGGAATCAAAAAATCGGCTTTTAAACCGGTCTCATAGTGAGAAGGTTGGTCGAGATAAGAAGATAATCGTAGAAGTTCGCAATTTCTTAGAGGAGTTGCGATAGGAATCCGTGTGAACGAATATAATTTAAGCAAAGATATTCTGGAGTTCTTCAATGGATAAACTTAGGAGTCTTTTCAAACAAGCAGGTGTCGGCCAACAGTTGGCTGATGCTATCATTGAGGAGATTGGTACTCACACCAAAGCGGTGAAAGAAGAGTATGATAGAAGATTCGATCAAAAGTTGAATAAAGCTCAAAAAGTGGCCCAGGACCTTCTAAATAAGGAGAAGGTCCGGCTAGCTAAGAGAGTTGGAATATATCTTGAAGCTAAGAAGGAACAAATTGACCGTACAGCTGAAAAGCAGAGACTAAATGAGGACACCGAGGCTACCTCCTTACTTAAGCGCACTCGCGCACTTTTGGAGGGGATCAATATCGACGATCCTAGCAATAATCGGGAGATTCAAGTCACTCGTAAACAAATCACGAGGTTGCAGAGGGCTGTAGGCACCCTGAAAGAGGAACGTGATTTGGCTGTTCGCAAGGCGAACGAAGCCAACACTATTGCTATCAAACATTTGAAGATTAGTCGTCTGTTAGAGAGTAAGCTCAAGGCTGCAGTAACCTTGAGCGAAACTAAGCCAGTCGCTTCAAAGAAGACGAAAACTACAAAGACTGTTAGCAATATTGCGGAGGGTAAGAAGAAATCTACTCGTCGCAGGTTGGATTCAAAGCGTCGTGCACCAGCAAGAGGGAAGTCTACCAGACCAATTATGGAAGACAATCAAAAGAGCGGTGCATCCAAGACCGGTAGCGATAACAAAATTGCTGGTATCGCAGCAAGGATGGATGACTAGAATATAACTCATTTGGAGTAGGAGAAAATAATGAGTAACGTGATTACTGAAGAGTATCGTCAGCAAATGTTGCTGCGCGAAGGTAGAAAAAATACACTGGTCAATAGATGGTCGCCGGTTCTTAAGAAGTGCCGCGAGGTGCATCCTGGGAAATTCCCACTTATGGCGCACATTCTTGAGAACCAGTATAACCACTGGGATCCAAAGAAGAAATCACTTCTTCTAGAAGATGCGACCACAACTGGTGATATCGCCGATTTCACTCGTTTCGCGCTTCCTCTAATCAGGAAGTCCTATCCAAAGCTTATCGCTGATAACTTAGTTGGTGTTCAGCCAATGAGCCAGCCGGCTTCTCTGATATTCTATATCAGATACCGTTACGCCCTTAGCAAGGGCCAAACTCTGGCTGGGACCCAAATTATGCGTCAGAACACTGCTCAACAGTTCGCACGTCAGAACGGTTGGGCACTCGATCCATATTACTCCTCACAGGAAGTAAAGAAGTAAAGGGAGAGGATCTGACAATTGACGGCAGCGGCGCTGCCATCACTGGCACACTAGCTCATCGTCCAGTCCTAGCTGGCACAGTGGTAGTCAACGTTTATAACGAAGATACCGATAGCTGTGAAGATCCAGAGCCGGTTCTACAGGTTGGTTTCGATAGCGATGGCAACCCAGACCTCATCTTAGTTGGTGATGCAACTGGTGTTGTTGTTGATGATACTACAACTGGTGCAACTCAGTTCGATCATGCAACTGGATCGGTAACTATAACTTTATCCGCTGGTGCCCTAGCAAGCACTACTATAGCGCGGGTCGATTATGAGTTCGATCTTGAGAATAACCCATTCCAGCCAGAAGTAACCTTGAGCATTGACAGTGATAGCGTCGCAGCTATTACTCGTAAGCTTAAGACCTCCTGGAGCCTTGAGGCTGCTCAGGATCTCAAGGCAGTACACAATATCGATGCTGAGTCCACTCTAACCGATCTAATGGCTGATGAGATGGTCGCAGAAATCGACCGTGAAATCATTAACGACTTGATTATCGCAGCAGCAGTCCGCGCTACCCACAACTTCGCCACTGGCGCAGGTGCTAGCGTAAACTTCACTGACCGCAACATTGCGTTGCTATACAAGGTCCTTGAAGTCGCCAACGTCATCCACAGGTTGACTCTCCGTGGTCCAGCCAACTGGATGGTAACCTCTGCTGATATCAGCTCCAAGTTCGAGCAACTGAACGACTTCCGTGGTTCAGATGCCCTAGCAGTTGATGGTATCGATGTTGGTATTACTACTGCCGGTACTGTTCAAGGCAAGCTGAAGCTCTATAAGGATCCGCTGTTCCCCAACTGCAAGATCCTAATGGGCTTCAAGGGTGGTTCAGTCCTAGACAGCGGATATTTCTATGCGCCATATATACCACTTCTCAGCACTCCAACCGTGCTAGATCCAAACAGCTTCACTCCCAATAAGGGAATCATGACGCGTTATGGCAAGAAACTCATCGAAGACGGTGGGCTTTACTATGGTGTCGTGACCGTAAGCAACCTCTAAGGTTTTAAAAGCAATCTTTAAAGAACCCGCCTAAACGGCGGGTTTCTTTTTATATCTAGTTGTTTCACTCCCAATAAAAACAAATCAGTTATTAGCATTAAATCAAATGTACTTAAAATGGGCAACTTCACGCCTAATAAGAGGTACTATGAAGAAATGTCATCAGTGCGAAGAAACCAAAGACTTAATAAAATTTCCTAAAATAGGGCGTAAATGTAAACAATGCAAAGCTTATAACCTTAGAGAATATCGGAAAAACAATAAAGAATATGTACTCAAAAGATCGAAGAAATGGAGACAAGATAACGCCGACAAGATAAAAAAGCAAAAAAAAGAATCTTATAAACGACATTCAGATAAAGTAAAGAAAAAGAACAATAGATATTATCACAACAATGCTGAGGAGCGTAGGGCTTGGCAGAAAAATTATCAAATTGATAAAGAGACCGCTAACGTTGAGTCTTGGTTAAGAAAATGCTTGAAACATTCAATTAATGGCGATAAAAGACTTGATAGAGAACATAATATCGGTCTTGAATTTGTGATAAAATTGCATAAACAGCAAGATGGAAAATGTGCTCTGTCTGGTCTGAATATGTCTCACCAAAGAGATGATTTATTTGCTATATCAATTGATAGGATCGATTCTAAATTTGGACATATTGAAGAAAATATCCAACTTGTTTGTAGTGGGCTAAATAGAGCTAAACGTGAGTATTCTAATCAGAAAGCCATTCAATTTGTGGAAGCCATTAGGAATCAGGCATATAATTTTTTGGATTTTGATAAATTTTCATTTCCAGAATCTACTAAAATTTACACATCGTACAAAAAATTGAAATTTAAGGAGGAAAAATTGCGACCAGTTTTTAATCAACAATTTGAACCTCCCCGATATTCTGACAAACTTCTTCAAGATGACTATTCTAGAATTGTTAATTATAATCTTAGCGACTATTTGAAAGATGACAAATGGCGGTCCCACAAACCTGAAAATAAGCCATGGGCTGGCAAAAAGTTAGTATGGCATTTTCACCCACACTTATGGGAAGTTAAAACTCAGAATAAACCTGTTATTTCTAAAATATGGGGCAGAAATAATAATTCGATCTTTGAGCGTACTTTAAACAATCTTGTTGGTGGCCAGACTAAAATATCCTTTGAAAGGATCGTTAGAGAATTTGTTTTCGCTGGCATTGGTGTTCCTTCTCAGATTCACGCTGGATTTGCCCGTGCGGTTTATCAATATTTTGGGTGTAAAAGTGGCGATATAGTTTATGATCCTTTTGCCGGATGGGGAGGCAGGCTTTTAGCCGCCTCTTCGCTTGAGTTAAAATATGATGCTTTTGAATTGTCTTTTCTGACATGGGAAGGATTAATTAAGATGGCTGATTTTATAAATTATGATGGTGCGCATATTTTAAAATTCAACTCTGCTGTAATAGAACCTACTCTAGATAGATATAAATTGATGTTTACTTCGCCGCCTTTTGGATCAGAAGAATATATCGATTCTCAATCTTCAGTTAATCTTGAAACATTATTAGAATCGACAAAAAATATCCCTCTTAGAGTGCTCCATGTCAACAAGGAGATTTTAAAGAAATTGAATCCTGATAAAATTATTCCGATTGGATCTAAGAATACAATTGGGTCTGTGAAATCAGATGAATATTTAGCTATATTTAGCTAAAAGCTCCAAATGAGTGGTTTGTGGAGGTGTTATAATTTATTAATGTATTTGAATTTTACTAGTTTTAGACTACTTATTTAGTAAGAGAGGATGTTATGGCTAGTAAGATGTTGGTATCGGAGTATGTTGCAGAAGATGGTGATAATCGCCGCATGGCACGGGCTTGCAATATTGCAACCTATTTTATAGGTAATTATGACGAAGGCGGACATATTAGCGTAAAGGAATTACGCAGAGAAATATGCCAAATTCTTGATGTTGCTCCACCATCGACAGGTGATCTAAAAGCTCATGGCGATGCATGGGGAGCTTCTGGTTTGAGATTAGATTTTGATGAATTTGATGGACAAAAACAGATTGAATTCTCACTACCTAATCTCAAACGTTGTGCTAGTTATCTTCTTGGTAAAGGTCCTAAGATTAGTGCTCTGAAATTGATTAGAAGATTGTTGACAAATGTTGAGTTGATAAATGTTGCAATAGTACTTAGTCAGAATAATATGACTAATTGGGAGAAAAAATTCATAAGAGATATGAATTGTCTCTGGCGTAGTAAGGTATTAAGTTCTAGTCAACGTGCCAAGTTGATGCAGATCATTGACGAGAGAACCAAAGGAAGTTAGCATTTGATGATTTGGCACGGTGTCTGGAGATTAGTAATTTCTGTTACAATTGAATTTAGATGCTGGTAGAGAGAATTGTCCTTATGAAGAGTCCATAAAAAATGGGTTTAATGGGATTATGATGAATGGGGCACAGGATTGTCATAATCATACTTGATGTACAAGTCTACTTAGTTGAAATTTTTTTGTCCCTATCAAACATCAAACATAAAGTATAAATATTATATTGATAAAGGGAATCTGCTGTGCTTAATGGAGTCCTGAAGAAGATTAACAAATGTGTTAACTTTGAAATGTTATATTGTCTTGAAGAGGATTTCAATTCAATCGGATTAACATTGCAACCAACTAAACAAAACAGAGTTGTGCTGTGTACAATTCATGAAGGTAGACCAAAGGCACAGAAAATTTTCGATGATTATATTCATATTGGTGATGCCGAGGATCGTTCATCTGTTATTCCTAAACAGCTGGTAGAGTGTATTAAAGATTTTGTGATTGAGAATGTTGGCCCGCCAAGTAAATTGGAGGATGGTGGTGCTTCGTGGCAAAAAGCTCAGAATAGTATTTATGGTGCTGTTATAAATTGGTCGCAGCCCATTGATAAGCCTAGCCAAAATATAACTACAGTAGAGAATATAGCTGCAGGGATGGAAGATATTAAGCCTCCTCACTTAACGCAAAAGATTTCGGAGCCTTCCTTGTTTATTGCAGATAGCGATAAGATAAGCGATAATGAAGTAGGGCGAGCTGATTTGCCAGGCGATAGAGAATTAACTGAGCTTACTAGAGAAGAAGTGAGGAAATTCTTACAATCACTAACAAAGTATGAATAATGCCGTCATTTAGTTTCCCAATACCACATTCTAGATTGTTCCAAGCTAGGCCTGAATACAGTTCTCAAAAGCCGCCAACTGGGGATTTAGTACAAGCCAACGATATTTTGATTAATGTATCATTTGGTCGCATTACTGCTACTGATAATACTACTGTAGAACTTATTTCTAAATATAATCCTGTTGAGAATTATCTTGAGATCGATATTCCAGATCATTATATGGAATTTATTGAGCTAGTAGAATTCGGGCCTTATTTCAGGCGATTTATCGATTGGTTATTGGATGTTGACAATGTTCTAAATAGAATAGATGGCGATCCTGGTGATATTTTAGTGCGCAATGATTCTAATCAATGGGTCCCTATTAACGTATTACCAAGAAGTTTCACTTTTGTGGTTGCTGATTGGGCTGCTGGTACGGCCAATGAAATTACTATTATTGGTAGTGGAACATCTGGTCCAGGACAAATAGGCCCACATAATTATGATAATCTTGGTCCTTATCAAGTTTTAGTCTTTAGTGAGAGTGGCAATATTGTTACGCAGGTTGATGTTGAAGTAGAGACTAATATTATTACTGGCGATGTTACATTGAGAAAATCTGGATTAGCTCCGGCTTTTGATGGTAGAGCCGTTGTAAGTAGTATTATCTAATCTAGGCCAAATATAAGTTAATTGGAGCTGGTTATGGCTAAGAGTTTCTATGAAACTATCATTGCTAGCGGTGGTTTTGCTGGTGAGCATTTTGATATTGCGCAAGGCCTCGCTAATGTTGATATCATAGATACATTGCTCAACGCTGGAGATGGTACGCTACAGATCAATACCCCTATAGCAATATGTTCTACTGGAGTTCTTGGTGCTGCTAGAGTATTAAATCTTAATAATATTGAACAAGATGGCAGAATAGTTTTTGTTTCTATAAGAAATTCAGATATCATAATCAACAATTTAACTATTACAGCAACTACAGATATAAATGGTGTCGGGCCTAATCTGGTGATCAACGACGCTAGAGATTATATTTTCGTTCATACAACTGGTGGAAGTTGGAGAGCTTACTTACAAGATACTGCTAGTGCGTCTGAAAGCACAGTCGGATTCAATTATGTGTTTGTCGATTCACCAACTGAAGGGGATCCAGGTGTAGGACAATTATCATTTGATACAGATACTAGTGGTAATATTATTGGGATTAATATAGATCCCATTGATAATGATAATAATGATCTTATTGAATATTTTAGAAATATAGATCCTTTTGGTATTATTAGTATAATTAGCTATGGGTCTAAGATAGTATTCAGATATTTTGATGTTGTAGAATCAACTGGATATTTCTTATTTGATGTTATTGAATTGATACGATCAGGATCTGATTTTTCTAATTTAGATCAGATTACTATATTTATAGATACTGCGTTTGATGGGCCACAAGATTTTGGTACGTTACTAACTGATCCTGTCGGCGCTTCTGATGGCGACAAATATTATAATACTACTATTGATATGGCTATGCAGTATGACGAAGCTCGTGGTAAATGGTTGTCTATTGATTCTAATGCATTTCATTTTAGCCGTATAAGTAATACAGCGGTTGGTAGTTATTATATGATTGGTAGCGTTACTATGACTGCTAATATTGGTTATATTATGCCACATAATGGCACAATTATTGCTATTATGTATACGCGCAGCGATGTTGATGCGGCCACATTTGAAATCGAAGAAGATGGGGTTAGCAGGTCTACACTAATATCGGCAGCAACATCTGGAAATGATTCGACTAAGAATAACGATTTTTCAGCAAATTCAATCCTTTCGGTTAAGAACCAAGCAGGAGGTAATACTACTTCTAATGTTTCTGGATGGTTTAAGGTAAAATGGAGGGCTTAGCACATGGCCACAATTATAGCAAAGAATCAAACTGTTGCTGATCTATCATTGACTAGATTGTCAGCACCAGATGCTAAGATCCCTGCATCTGGACAAGCAACTCTGACTGATTATAATTTTGAATATGAAATTGCGGAAGATTTTGAATTAATAGATTATATTGCTAACGATCAAGTATTATTGAATTTGGATAATGTTGATCTGAATAAATCTGAAAGTCTTGCGCTAGCTTCACCTGCTATTTTCGCGATTGCTACTCCAACTGCTAATGCGATTCCAAAAGCAGATTCGAATGGCCTCTTAGATAGCTGGGTTAGCGGTGCTATCGAATCGGCAGCTGTTGAGGTAGAACCTACTGGATTTGCTGATCCAGAAGCCGATATTACTATAACTTGGTCTGACGCAGCTAAAACACTTACTATAGCTCCGACTGGAGCATCTTTCGATGTGTGGTTACAAGGGGTAAAGTATACTAAGACGACGGAGGTGATAGACATCTCTGCTACTATAACTGAAGGTTATTGGTTCTTCTATTACAACAGTGTGGGCGTTCTACAGGCCAGCACAATTGAGTGGGAATTCGAAGGCGATGCGCCTGTATCATTCATCTATTGGGATGCAACCAATTCCAAGGCGTTAATTGTGGCATGGGAACCACACCGTTTGGCTATGGACTGGGCTACACATAAATATCTTCATGATACTGTTGGCGCATTGTTTGAACACGGTCTTGCGGTTTCTGGCGATATAACTGGTGATGGTGACCTTGATATACATGCTCAAGTGGAAGTCAGTACTGGCGAGATACACGATGAAGATCTTGAAATATCGGTAACACAAGGGATAGGTGGAGATCGTTTCGAACAAGATCTTGCATTACCAGCTAAGATACCAATTTGGTATCTTAGCGGAAGCGTTCCAATTTGGAGAATTAAAACTGTCAATTCTTTCCCTTTGATGGAAGGTATTAATCGAATTCAGTTTAATGAATTTGTTTCACCAAACTGGGTACTCAGTGAAATTTCTACTAATAGGAATTTCGTTGCAGTTTGGCTATTTGCGACAAATGATCAGACTCAGCCAATTATTGGTATCCTAGGTCAACGTGAAGACACCACATTCAATAATGCTGATTTAAACAATATGCTTGCTAGTCTTCATCTTGCCAATCTATAT